CATCTAAGGAGATGGAAGACGTTGCTAATGACAAGCAGGTCAGAGACATGACTAAGAGTCAGTTAATCAAGGGTGCCTTTCGTGTGCTTACCCTCAAACTAGGACAGGCATCTGTTCCTATGATTGTTACCAACCATACATATGATGTTATCGGTTCTTATGTTCCGATGAAAGAAATGGGCGGGGGAACAGGTCTTAAGTATGCTGCTTCCACAATCATTTATCTTGGTAAGAAGAAAGAGAAAGATGGTACTGAATTAGTAGGTAACATCATTAAGTGTGAGGCAAAGAAATCTCGTTTAACAAAAGAAGGTAGTAAAGTTGAGGCACGTTTGTTCTTTGATGAACGTGGACTTGACAAATACTATGGACTGTTGGAACTGGGTGAGAAGTATGGAGTCTTTGAGCGAGTTGGAAATCGTGTTAAGATTGATGGTTCTTCTGTTTATCCTAAATCAATTCTTGCAGATCCCGAGAAGTACTTCACAGAAGAAGTAATGGTTAAACTTGAAGAAGCAGCGCAGAAAGAATTCTCCTATGGCAACTGAGCGTATTGAAACAACCATCTTGAGAAATCTCTTACATAACGAGGAGTATTATCGCAAGGTGGTTCCTTTTCTCAAAGCAGAATATTATGAGAACTACCATGAAAAAATCATCTATGAAGAGGTTGCCGACTTTGCTTCTAAGTATGATAAAGTACCTACTAAAGAAGTTCTTACGATTAATCTCCAAAATCGTAATGACCTTACTGACGATGCGTTTAGAGATTCGGTACAGACAGTATCCGAACTCTCAGACGAATGGGTTGACTACGAATGGCTCCTTGACGCCACAGAAAAATGGTGTCAAAACCGAGCAATCTACATCGCCCTTATGCGGTCTATCCAAATTGCAGACGGAGGCGATAAGAAGATTTCGCGAGATGCGATACCCACCATTCTCCAAGAAGCCCTGGCGGTTTCGTTTGATGAACACATCGGACATAGTTACACAGAGCAAGCAGAAGAACGCTATGATTTCTACCACAGAAAAGAAGAGAAGGTCCCATTTGATCTAGAGAAGTTTAACTTCATTACCAAAGGTGGTCTCTCTAACAAGACTCTTAATGTCGCTCTTGCTGGTACAGGTGTCGGCAAGTCTTTATTCATGTGTCATATGGCTGGTGCTGCTCTTACAGAAGGGTATAACGTTCTCTACATTACATGTGAAATGGCAGAGGAAAAAATTGCTGAACGAATTGACGCAAATCTTTTAAACGTTGCTGTAAAAGATATTGTAGATTTGCCTGAGGTGATCTTCACCAGTAAGGTAAATGAAATCGCTCGGAAAACTCAAGGTAAACTTATTATCAAAGAGTATCCTACAGCATCAGCACATGCTGGACATTTTGGATCACTCTTGAGTGATTTAAAACTCAAGAAAGATTTCAAACCCCATATTATTTTTGTTGATTATTTAAACATATGTGCAAGCGTGAGGTATAAAGGTGCTGTTGTTAACTCTTACACGTATGTCAAGGCGATTGCTGAGGAGCTTCGGGGTCTTGCTGTGGAACATAACGTCCCTATTGTTAGTGCTACTCAGACCACTCGTTCTGGTTTTGGCAATAGCGATCCAGATCTTACCGATACTTCTGAGTCTTTTGGTCTTCCTGCCACTGCTGATTTTATGTTTGCCCTTATCTCTACTGAGGAGTTGGAACAACAGGGTCGCATCATGGTCAAACAACTTAAGAACAGATACTCAGACCTTGTTACCTCACGAAAATTCATGGTGGGAATTGACAGATCCAAAATGAAGCTGTATGATGTTGCTGATGATGCTTCTGCTATTAACATCAACAATGAAGATCCTGGTGAGGACTTTCAACAATTTACACAAACACAAAACCGACTATCTAAATTTGCTGAGTGGAATGTATGACTATTAAATTTGAACGCTATGAAGAATTTGTTTCAGCAGTTACTTCAGAAGCTTCTACAAACTTTGTTGACTTTGCTGATCGTATTGGTGATCTTGATAGACAAGGTGCCAATATTGAGAGACTTCTTACTGCTGGGGTTGGAATTAATGCTGAGGGTGGTGAGTTCCTTGAGATCATTAAGAAGATGGTCTTCCAAGGAAAACCGTGGAACGAAGATAATCGTGAGCATCTTATCATTGAGTTGGGTGATGTTATGTGGTACGTTGCTCAAGCTACAATGGCACTTGATATATCCTTTGACGAGGTAATTGAAACCAATGTCAACAAACTCAAGAAGCGTTACCCTGGTGGTGAGTTTAACGTCCATAATTCAGAAGTTCGTGCTGCAGGTGACCGATGAATCTTACACAAGATGAACTTTGGGATACGATTGCAACCCTTGGTTGGGATGTAGTGCATGATAACATTGTAATTGAGATTGGTGGTACACAGGTATCTGGTATCTACCAAGGCGAGGATTACAATAAAAAGTGGGCAGCCCAATACGGGGATCGCAAATATAATAAAGATGCGTTCATCGTCCTTAAAAATCTATCCAGGAATGATGACACCAAGTCTCAACCCATGGATAGGGAGCACGTACCCCATCACTTACGTGAACCTGAACCTGTTGAACCTCAAGATATCACTGTTAATATGGACGGTGGCGTTGGCGGGTCATGGGAAGTAAAAGAAGAAGCAAAAGATGCTTAGTCTCTGGATTCACTTGGTGGCATTCTTTCAAGTTGCCGTAATGAATTGTATTCATCCTGTTAATTGGGAAGCTTGCTATCGTGTGGATCAGTGGTTGATGCCTGAAGTTATTGAAGGATATAAAATTTGGTCTGGTAAAAAACATCCGTATCAAAATGAGAAAGATTATCTCAACCTCCCCTCTAAATAGTTAGACGGGAGGTTTTTTATGGCAGAAAATATTAGCGCAGATGTTAATGAATTGCATTGTGCTTATCACCTCAATGGTCAGAACTGGTCTAATGGACTTAGTGTTGTTGACAAAGCAGTCTATGATGATCGTGTAGAAAAACTCCAAAAGAAACCAGCGGAGTTAGAAGCTAGAATAGCACAAGCAGAAAAAATGGCAGAGGAGTTTTTGAAATGGGCACAGCGCCATGGATATTCTGGTGTCAAAAAAGTTTATTGGACTGCTAGATCGGATTTTAATTACAAAACTCTCCCTGGAAAATTTTCTCATTTGTATGTTAATGAAAGTAAGAATAATCCTACAGATATTCTCGTAGAGTTTAGGACATCTTCTCAGTATTCTGATCCACATTTAGGATTATCTGCAAAGTCTTTATTGAAAACTCTTACTCAGGAGGCACCCGTAAAAAATCCTGGCATGGGTAAGATAGAAGATTTCATTAAAAAACCAGATGCTTTTCAAAAGATTTTGAAAGAAGGTGTTGAGGCAGCACATAAAGAAACATCTATTCCTTATGATGGCAAGTACCTAAACAAACTGAAGATTAAAAAACTTATTGAAGGTAAAGATCCAGAGTTTTTAGTTGTTAGAGAAAAATATACCAAACAAATACTTGGTGGATGTAGAGAACTTCTTATCAAAGAACTCAAAAAAATGAGTGATATTGATATGAAGATGTATATTCTTGATGAGTTGTTAGATACAGATAAACTACCAAAGTATGTAAAAGTGACTGGTAGGTCTGATGCTAAATTAACTACTGTTGAAGCAACAGTTGATGATCCATTATCAAACGCTAAGTTTGAAGCAATGGTCAAGAAAAACTTACCGCTTAGTTATGAAGAACTTGGTGGTGATGATGGATATACTATTGGTGTTAAAGCAGGAACTAAACAAATTGTCCAGATCAGATTTAAGTTCTCTGGCACACAGTTGGCAACTGGATTGAAGATGAGTGTTGCTCCTTGGCCTGGTTCAATTGATAAGGGAGTAGATAGAGAAGACTGATGTCAAACATTAAACAACTCAAACACCTAGAACACCTTGAAGATGAGATGCTGAACTATGGCGTTGATGGATGTAAAGCTGCTGTTAGTTTTCTGAAGGAACTTCGTAATATGTTAGGTCACCAGGAAAGTAGTGGATTCATGCAAACAAAATGGGATGGTGCTCCATCTGTTATATGTGGTGTGCATCCAGAGCATGGGTACTTCTTTGTAGGAACTAAGTCGGTATTTAATAAGACTGAACCAAAGATCTGTGCATCAGAAGCAAAGATTGACATGCTTTACTCTGGAGACCTAGCAGAAAAACTAAAGTTCTCTTTGAGATACTTTAGTGAACTAGGTATCAAGGGTGTTATTCAAGGAGATCTCCTCTTCACATCTGATATTAAAAGAGAAACAATCAATGGAGAACAACTCTATACGTTTAGACCAAACACAATTACTTATGGCATCCCTGTTGATCACGATATTGGTAAAAAAGCTATCAGAGCAAAGGTTGGAGTAGTATTTCATACACATTACACTGGTGGTGAACTTGCTACCATGCAAGCTCGTGCTGGAGCAAATGTAATTGGTTCACAGGATGTATTGGTGGTTAATAATGATACTCCAATGGATCGTGTTGGTTTTTCTCGCACGGAAATGGGTAATTTTGACAGGCATATTTCTAAGATTGAACGCATGTGTCAGATCTGTGGGGACTTTCTTGACGAATTAGTTGGTGTTCAGGGTAAAACTGGTGATGCTAAATTCCACATTTCTTCTTTTTTGAAACCATTCTTTAACGATCAGATTAGAAATGCTCGTAATATTAATAACGTAGATGAAGCAATGTACGACCTGCTGAATTTTTATGGCGACAAGATGGAAAAAGAACTTGAGAAAATTAAGACAGTTGCAAATAAAACAAAAAAATGTGCTTTAGTTTATAGCAGTCAGAATTACGTTGTAGATAATGTGTATAAGTTTAAAGCTATGCTTGCATTATACAAAGAGCTTCAAGCAGTCAAGCAAATGGTTATAGATAAACTGGACCACCTGGAAGAGTTTAGAACATACGTTCAAACTGATAAGGGATATAAGGTTACAACTCCTGAGGGATATGTCCTTCACAAAGATGGCAGCATGATTAAGTTTGTTAACCGCCTGGAGTTTGCTTACAATAACTTCACTCTACAGAAGCAATGGCGTTAAATTGTAATACTTGCTACTTTACATTTGGTAGGTTTCAACCACCTACTACAGGACATAAGGAGAATTTTGCTGGTGTAAAAAGAGCAGCAGGTTCTCATGACTATCGCATCTATATTTCACAGACTGTAGATAAGAAAGGTAGTAATCCATTGCCACCAGATCGTAAAAAATTTTATATGGATAAGATATTTCCAGAACATAAAGGAAAAATCTTTTCTGGACCAAGAGATCCTGTTGCTATCTTGCAAGATCTTATGATGGCAGGTTATAATGAAGTGGTATTTCTCGTAGGTTCTGACAGGGTTTCTGCTATGCAGTTTCTCCATAAATATAATGGAAAAGATTTCTCATTCAGAAAGATTGATATTAAATCTTCTGGAAGTAGAGACGCTGATGGCGATACTTTTGCTATTTCAGGAACAAAAATGAGAAGAGCAGCAGCTGCTGAAGACTTCAAAGTTTTTCGTTCTGGTATACCTAGAGCACTGAGTGATACTGATTGTCGCACTCTAATGTATGAGATTGCAGCAAATTTACCTAAAGATTTTATTAAATGAAGGATTTTAAAAAACTACGAGAAGAAGCAATACGTCAACAACAACGTTATACGGAAGTGTTTAAAGAAGGTGACGCTGTTATGTCATCTCGCACAGGAGAAAAAGGACATATTCATAGGGTAGGTGGTAACTATGCGATTGTTATTACAGATGATGGAAATATGTTACGTGAGTGGATTAAGAACATTAGATCTATAAATAATACGAGAAGAACCTCCTTATTGAACGATGAAGAAACCAGATCCTATTAATAAAGTAAAGTACCAAGATGAGTTCTCGTCAGGTTTGATGGAACAGTTTGGCAAATGGATGGGTGGCGAGTGCTTTCAAAATACTGACATGCCTGAATTAAATTTAAGTGAAGCACCTTTTGATGGTATGTCCCCTCAGTCTAATGGTGCTGAGATTGAAGATACTACAAAGCGTAAGAAAGAAGCAAAGAAAGAGTCTCCCAAGGTACAACTTGCTACTAAGGAAGAGGTTGAAGTTTGTGAAAAGTGTGGTGGTGCTCATCCTACTGATGAGTGTCCAAACATCCTCAAACGTGAAGAGTTTGAGATTGGTGGAGAGATTCATGTTCTTGAATTAATTCAACTTGAAGGTATGGCAGCAGCTCGTGATAACGTTGGTGCTTCTACATGCTGGAAAGGATATAAGGCAAAGGGAACTAAGAAGAAAGGTGGTAAAGAAGTTCCCAATTGTGTCAAAGCTGGTGACGAAGTAACTCACAAAGGTGAAAAACTAGAAGAGAAGAAAAAATTAGATCCAGTTGGTAAAGAAGATAAGGACGTTGATAACGATGGTGACCATGATGAGTCGGATAAGTACCTAATTGCTCGTCGCAAGAAGGTCAGTAAGATTCTTGCAATGAAGAAAAAGAAATGAAATCCTTTAAGCAATTCCGCGAAGAGTGCGGTTGCGATGAAAAAGAAAAGAAAGTAAAATCTAAACTAAAGAATAAAAAATCTGGTAATGTAGAAGTGATGCCCAACCTTCCTGATGGTCAAAAAGGTAGTACTACCAAGGTAACCAATGAATCTGTATTCGCTGGTAACTATCAAGGTCCTTTATATGCAAGACACCCTGATCTAGTTAAAGATAAGAAAGAATCGTTTGAGGGTGGTGTACAAAAAGCACGCCGTGATCATAGATCTGGTACGCTACTAACCTTTAAACAGTTTCTTGTAAAGTTGACAGACATTTTAGATGAGTGGGAGAAATAAATAGTTCATGCTCTATGACATGAACCAATGTTATCTTTTCTACTTCCATTAGCATCCAAAATTATTTCTGATGCTGTTAATAAAATTCCTGACAATGAAGAACTGGGTGAGAAGATGGTTGAGATCTGTCTTGTTATTCTTGCTAAAGCGGTTAAGCTAACTAAGACTGATATGGACGACCAACTTCTTGAAGTCGTGACGAAAGCGATTGCTGCTCGCGAAGATTCCTAGGAATATAAATAACCATTAGGAATATAAACGCTGAAAAAACATGTCTTTATACGGAAGAACTGACAGCAATGCAAATAAAACCAAAGCTGGTGTAGGCATTGCAGCGTCAAGTCAAGCAAAAACAACTATCTATATTGATGAAACTGAGGCAGCACTAGAATCAAACAAGGAGCGTGGTCTAAACGCTCCTGGTTGGTGGTCCTACTTCAGTTACACTGATAGTTCAGGTGCTACTCGCCATAAAGCAGAGCAACTAATTTTCGTTGCTGGTGGTGATACCAACGGTAATGAAACTCAAGCAGATGACGCTCAGGCAGCAGATGTAGCAGTAGTAATCGCGATCCAGACAGAACCAGCAAATACTGCTGTTGCTGTTGGCGCTGCATTGCAACTTGTACTTGCTGCTACTGCCACTCCTCCTGGTGATGCCTCTGTTCTCACCTTCCAATGGCAGAAGAAGAGTGGTAAGCGTTGGGCAGATGTTGCTGGTGCTACCGCAACCACATTTGATGTTGCTTCTTATGCAGCAACTGATGCTGGTTCCTACCGTGTCAAGATCAACTCCACTAATGGTGCTACCGAGAAAATGTCTGCTGTTGCAGTTGTAACCACGTCATAATTTAAATGAACTTCAATGAATTGACGCCAGATAACTGGCTCTTCTTTGCTATTCAAAATTATAACAACCCGTCGTCAGTAACTTATAGTGATTTTGAAGAAGACTTAAAGAGATTTAAGTATATCAAAAGATTACTAAAACGATACGAGACGACGGGTGAACTTAAAACTCATTTGATTTTAAATCATGTGATTGTATTGTATAATGTATTTGATGATGCAGCAACACCGCTGTTGTTTTATAAAACAGAAGCAACTTATTGGGGTCAAATTAAGGCTTTCATGTTGTTTCTAAATAGATTACCACCTTCTATAATTGAGGACTTTGACGAAGAATGTCTAAAGGAACTGAACCTAATTTAAATGAAATGATTAACTCTGCAGGCGACGGAGCTGGTCTCCAGTTGCCACCTGCTTTTGTCATGGTAAATCCTAGACAGCATCGTAAGTACAAGAAAAATAATGAAAAATTAGACGGTCGTTCTAAAAGTGCAAAAGATCTCTTCTCCCGAATACAACGTAGAAAAATGAAAGAAAATTTAGATACTCCTATTGAAGAAGCTGTATCCTCTGAAACCGAGAGAGCTCAAAAGCAGATCGGTCAGCAGAAGAAACTGAACCGACAAAAAGATCTCCAGAAAAAACGTGGAGAAGCAAAAGCAAAAATGCAAAGCAAGTCCAAAGAGATGGATACATTGATGAAAGCAAGACTTGCTGACTTTAAGAAGAAGGCATCTGATCAAACAAAAAAACTTAAAAAGGAACAAACCGAAGTGACTACTAATATTATGACTGAGAATCAAGATGTAATTCAAGTTGCATTGGATGTAGCAACTTCAGAACTTAACCAACAGGGAGAAAATTCCTTTGCTAAAATCCAGTTTGCTAATGGTGGTGTACAAAATCTAGATAACTTTTCTGCTAAGCGTATTGCCGCTTGCTATGCTCAGTTGGATGATACTCATAAGCAACAGTTCCAATATATGCTCAACAAAGATGCAGGAACTTATCAAGCAGCACTAGACTTTGCTGTGAAAAACGTTTAGTTATGGCATTCGGTCTTGGTAGATTAGCAGTTTTAGAAAGTAAACTGGACATTTATGAAGATCTCTCCAAAGAGATGCTTGACAAGCTTGAAAGAGCAGTTGGAACAATCTCAGAAAACAGCAACAGAGTTGCTGTAATCTTGGAGCGCCACGAAAATCGTTTGGATGAATCTGAACGTGCCGATAAACTTATCATCGGTATGCTGGAAGAGATGAAGGAAAGACATGATAAGGATCATGAACTGGTTCAAACTAGGATCAGCAAGATCCAGAAAAAAGTGGATGTTAATGCTAAGTTTGTGATAGGTGCTGGTGCTGTGCTTGCTACCCTTGTGGCAGTATTACAAGTGGTCCCACCCCTCGTGAAAGTATTGACACCACAAGTGAATGCTGCTACTATAGGACCAGCGAATCTCTAGTAGTGAATGTCATTCATTGACGTAAAGTATATACAACTAGTATCCTCTCGTCTGAATCTTTTCAGTCGCAAGAAGGCAGACCTGTATAATTTCAGGTGTCCTTACTGTGGCGACTCACAAAAGAGACGCAACAAAGCTAGAGGATATCTCTTTAAGATTAAGAATGACTTTGTGTTTAAGTGTCATAACTGTGGCATGGGTAGAACACTTTCTAATTTTTTAAAGGACCAAGATACATTTCTCCACGACCAGTATGTCATGGAGAAATTTAAAGATGGTAGGACTGGTAAGGGAACTACCGTACCTAATCCTAAGTTTGAATTCAAAGCACCAAAATTTGTTAAAAGAGATACAGATTTAGAGAAGATATCTTCGCTAAATAATACTCACCCAGCGCGAGTCTATCTTGAGCAACGGGGTATCAAAGATCTTGATTACTTTTATTACTGTCCCAAATTTAAAGAGTGGACAAACAAACAGAAGAAGACTTTTGATACCTTGAGACAAGACAGTCCACGTATTATTATCCCATTCAAAGACAAAGAAGGTAACCTTTTTGGATACCAAGGCAGATCGCTTGCCCCTAAGGCAAAACTAAGATATATCACGATCATGCTAGACGAGGAACAACCCAAAATCTTTGGGCAGGATAGAATCAACACAGACGAACCAATCTATATTGTAGAAGGACCTTTTGATTCAACCTTTATTAAGAATTCTGTTGCTATGGCTGGGTCCGATGCTGATATTCGCTCTTTTAATTGGAGCAATCATATTTGGGTTTTTGATAACGAACCACGCAACAGGGAAATTGTCGCCAGAATCTCTAAAGTTATTGGCAGAGGAGATAATGTAGTCATTTGGCCACAAAAAATACAACAAAAGGACATCAATGATATGGTCCTTGCTGGACACGATGTCCAAACTCTGGTAGAATCTAATATCTACCAGGGACTAACCGCAACCCTAAAATTTAACGACTGGAAGAAAGTATGACAAACGGAGTAGGAATCAAAGTACAGAAGCGTAATGGCGCTGTGGAAGGTTTAAACCTTGATAAGATTCATAAGATGGTTGAGGAGGCTTGTGAGGGTCTAGGGAGCGGTGTGAGTGCCTCTCAGGTGGAGATGAACTCAGGTCTGCAGTTCTTTGATGGTATTGAAACAAAGGATATTCAAGAGATCTTGGTGCGCTCTGCTAGTGATTTGATTAGCTTGGAAAATCCTAATTATCAATTTGTTGCGGCTCGCCTTCTGCTTTTTGCAATTCGCAAGCAAGTTTTTGGACCTTCCTGGGTGGATGGATACCCTTCTCTTGTAGATCATTGTTATTCGTGTATTGAAGCGGGTGTATATGATAGTGAAATTCTTGACAAGTATACATACGAAGAGTGGAATAAAATTAATTCTTGGATTGACCACGAACGAGACATGTTGTTTACCTATGCTGGTCTACGCCAGGTGGTAGATAAGTATTTGGTTCAAGATCGTAGCTGTGGTGAAATGTATGAGACTCCTCAATACATGTACATGATGATTGCGACAACTCTTTTCCAAAATTATCCTACGGAGACTAGACTGGATTATGTCAGACGATACTACAACGCAATCAGCAAGCACAAAATCAACATCCCAACGCCAATCATGGCGGGAGTTCGGACACCGCTCCGTCAATTTGCATCTTGCGTTCTCGTTGATGCTGATGACTCCCTCAATAGTATCTTTAGCAGCGATATGGCTATTGGTAGGTACGTCGCACAGAGGGCTGGTATCGGTATTAACGCAGGCAGAATTCGTGGTATCAACGCTAAAATTAGAGGCGGCGAGGTACAACACACAGGCGTTGTCCCCTTCCTTAAAAAGTTTGAAAGCACTGTCAGATGCTGTACACAAAACGGCATCAGAGGTGGTTCTGCTACAGTTCACTTTCCTATCTGGCACCAAGAAATAGAAGACATTATTGTTCTTAAGAATAATAAAGGAACTGAAGACAACCGAGTGAGGAAACTTGACTACTCAATCCAAATTTCAAAACTTTTCTACGAACGTTTCATTGAGAATGGAGAGATTAGCCTCTTCTCACCGCATGACGTACCAGGTCTCTATGATGCTTTTGGTACTGATACATTTGACGATCTCTATGTACGCTATGAATCAGATGAGTTTACTCCAAGAAAGACTATCGGGGCACAAGAACTTATCCTAGATATTCTGAAGGAGAGAGCAGAGACAGGTCGTCTCTACATCATGAATATTGATCATTGCAATGATCATTCTTCCTTTAAAGACAAAGTTTACATGAGTAATCTTTGTCAAGAAATTACACTTCCTACTAAACCATTGGAGCACATTGATGACCCTAATGGCGAGATTGCTTTGTGTATCTTGTCTGCTGTTAACATAGGTAAGGTATCAAAGAAAGATGAACTGGAAGAAATTTGTGATCTTGCTGTACGTGGTCTTGAGGAGCTGGTAGACTATCAAGAATATCCAGTCTCAGCAGCAGAATTGAGCACCAAGAATCGTAGATCTCTTGGCATTGGTTATATCGGTTTAGCACACTACTTAGCAAAACAAGGAGAACACTATGACGATCCAAAAGCATGGAAACTCGTCCACGACTTGTCTGAATCTTTCCAATATTACTTGCTCAAGTCAAGTAATGCCATCGCTAAAGAGAAGGGCAAGTGTGGATATTTTGATAGAACCAAGTATGCAGACGGTATCCTCCCAATTGACACTTACAAGCGTGACATTGATGAGTTCTGTGGAACAGAATTGAATCATGATTGGGATTCTCTTAGGGCATCTATCGCCACCTACGGACTTAGGCACTCAACACTGTCTGCTCAGATGCCATCAGAAAGCAGTTCCGTTGTGTCAAACGCAACAAATGGAATTGAGCCACCTAGAGCCTTTCTGTCCACTAAGAAAAGCAAAAAGGGACCACTCAAACAGATCGTTCCTCAGTATGGCACTCTCAAGAATAATTACACTCTTCTGTGGGACATGAAGGACAATGATGGTTACATCAAAGTTGTCGCTGCTATGCAAAAGTTCTTTGATCAGGCAATTTCTGGCAACTGGAGTTATAATCCAGAGAACTATGACAACGCTGAGGTGCCAGTTTCTATTATGGCAGGTGACTTCCTAAAAACATACAAGTATGGATGGAAGACTTCTTATTATCAGAACACTTATGATCAAAAAGGAGATGAACCTCAGTTAACTGAGGAGAAAAAAGAATCAATAGAAGACTTGTTAAACCAAATTTTAGAAACCGAGGAGGAAGATTGTGACAGCTGCAAACTTTAGAACTGGTAAACCCATGCGTAGTAAAGTAGATGGCATGACTGTATTTAATACCAGTCAGATAGATAGCACCAAGCAAAAAATGTTCTTTGGACCCCCTCTTGGGGTTCAGAGATACGATAAGTTTAAGTATCCTGTGTTTGATAAACTTACACAGCAACAACTAGGTTATTTCTGGCGTCCTGAAGAGGTATCTCTACAGAAAGATCGTGCTGATTATCAAGTTCTAAATGAAACACAAAAACATATCTTCACGTCAAACCTTAAGTATCAGATCCTCCTTGACTCCGTACAAGGTCGTGGTCCTGGCATGGCTTTCATGCCTTATTGCAGCCTACCCGAGCTTGAGGGTGCCATGAATATCTGGCAGACCATGGAGATGATCCATAGTCGCTCATACACTCACATTATCAAGAATGTATACGCTGATCCTTCTGATGTTTTTGATCACATCCTAGATAACGAGAAGATTCTTTCACGGGCACAGTCAGTTACTCGTTCATATGATGAGTTCCTACAAGCAGCACAGGAATGGGGAGCAGGTAATCAGTGGGAACATGCTTTAGATGAAGTTCCTACAGCACAGATAGAACTTCGCGAACTCAAGCGTAAATTGTATCGTGCTGTTGCTAATGTCTATATCCTTGAGGGTATTAGATTCTATGTTAGCTTTGCTTGTTCGTTTGCTTTTGGTGAACTTAAACTTCTGGAAGGATCTGCTAAAATTATCGGACTCATTGCCCGAGATGAATCACAGCATATGACTATCACTCAAAATATTTTGAATAAGTGGCGTGATGGTGATGATCCTGAGATGGTTGAGATTGCTAAGGAAGAAGAACTTAGTGTATATGGCATGTTTAAACAATGTGTAGAAGAAGAAAAACAGTGGGCTGAATACTTGTTTAAAGATGGATCTATTATTGGTCTTAATGACAAACTTCTTGCTAAGTATGTTGAGTGGACTGCTAATCGTCGTCTAAAGTCTATTGGACTGAAGGCAATTTTTGATACTCCTATCACAAATAACCCTCTACCATGGACAGAGCACTGGTTATCTTCTAAAGGTATGCAAGTTGCTCCTCAGGAAACAGAAGTAGAATCGTATTTAATTGGGAGCATTAAACAAGATGTTGAAAAAGATACTTTCGCTGGCTTCCAGTTGTGATAAGATATTCTTTACCTGGTTGGAGGGAAGATCTCCTACGGACAAACCGACTCAATCAGGAGGAGAGAGATCTCCTCTCAAAGGGTCCGTCAAGTCTCGCTCAAGCGTGGCGAATGCAGGCAATAAAGTACAAATACGTGACCCATGGGACTGAATAAATAATGGAGGTTATATCATGAGTATGTGGCAGAAATTAAAGAGTATCCAAATCCCTGGATGTATCGTGGGAGCGTCTTTGACGGGTCTCTTATTGGGGACAACTATGGTTTTGTTTACAAAATTGCCTGTAGCACCACCAACCGTTCCTACATCGGTAGAAAATACTTCTGGCAAAAACGAAAGCCTAGAGATACTGGTCAAACTACCAAGCGGCGAAGAGTTACGAGTGAAAGTAACTGGAGAAACTACTATGGAAGTTGTCCAGAACTTACAGAAGATGTTAAAAAATATGGACGGGAGTCTTTTACTAGAGAGATCCTCTCCTTCCACCGTACTCCAGGGCGAGTCAATTACGAGGAAACCCGTCAGCTCTTCCTCTATGATGTTCTGACAAAAGCCTTGACAGATGGCACCCCTGCCTACTATAATTCAAACATCCTCGGACGTTACTACAGGAAAGACTATTTTGATTTTGGAAACGATTCTGGCACTTAGTGCTATTGACTATGATCATCTTGCACGAGCAGTGCAGGTTGAGGCAGCAACTGGAACTAAAGATGAATACTGCGTTGCAGTTTCTATTCTCAACAGGGTTAACTCCCCTGCATTCCCTAACAATGTTGCTGATGTAGTTTATGCTCCTGGTCAATATGAAGGTTTCTCATACCGTCGTCCAGCCGCAAAGTCAAGCGTTGTTGCTAGGTTAAAAAACACAGAAAATCTTCTGGAAGCGTATTCAATTATTGGAGACAGGACCAGTTTTAAAGGACAACGTATGTTGCCTTACCGTGTAGTTGCCGAAGATCCTATGTGCGATCGTAAAGGAAACTTTTATCACTATCATTGGCAAACATGACATATAAAGCACCTGTTTATCTTGAAGACGACCCTTGGTTTGGACCAGCATATTTTTCTCTTCATCAAAAAGAATATAAAATTGCTTACGAGCAAGCAGTATTAGAAAATTTATTGTTAGAAGATTCGTATACTGAAAGGAAAGATATACATCAGGTGATGTATGATATTGCCACTAGTCATGGCAAAACAACCACACAACTCAATCCTATTGGTTGGATGTCTGGTATAAGTTAGATAACTAACTTTTTTTGACTCAATAGCTCAGCTGGATAGAGCAACTGCCTTCTAAGCAGTCGGTCGTAGGTTCAAATCCTACTTGAGTCGCCAGTCGGTATGGCGGAATTGGTAGACGCGCCAGGTTTAGGTTCTGGTGTCTTTATGACGTGGAGGTTCAAGTCCTCTTACCGACATTCGGGTGAATAGCTCAGCGGTAGAGCATCTCCTTTACACGGAGGCGGTCGGGGGTTCAATCCCCTCTTCACCCATTCTCATTAAGAGGTTAAATGCTTACTAATGTTATCTGCAAGATGCAAATTATGCAACAAAGAACTGACAAGCAATAGCAAAGTTCAGTTCTGTGGATGTCCAAATCAAATGAAGGTTGTAGACGATACCGTAGGAGCAATTGACCTAGGGCAAGTAGTTCTAACAAAACATGACAAAAAGATTAAATATCACGGTATGCTGACACCTGATGACCTAAAATACCAGGAGGAACGACGCCAACGTAAGGTCCGTCGCATTAATTTTGAGGAACGCTAATGATTAATCTAGACGCTCGTTATCACGAATATTTACATAGTAATAAATGCTTTACTATCAATGGAGTATGTGAAAAAGTAGTTGCTTACGGGTGGACAGATGATGGAGTGACTATAGATGGGTACTATGTCTTGACAAAGAACTATAAGCTCCAGTATAATATGAAAGAACAATGTATCTCTATGCAGCAACGCATTAGAGTGTAATCAACCCACTGAATATGAAAATTTTCCTAGACACTGCTGACTACGAAGCAATTGCTGAACGCTATACGACTGGTCTAGTTGATGGTATCACTACAAATCCTACACTAGTTCGTAAGTCTGGTGTAGACTATGTTGAGTTCATTAAAACACTAGCAACTAACTTTGCTTTTGAAAGTATCTCTGCTGAAGTAGAAGGTGAGTCTTGCTTTGAGATGCTTGTAAATGCTACTAAGTATCGTGATATTGCCGACAACGTTACGATCAAACTGCCCCTCACTGTAGAGGGTCTTAAGGCATGTAAAGAGCTTACCTCTCAAGGCGTAGAGACTAACGTCACATTATGCTTCAGCGCCGCTCAGGCAGTGATGGCAGCGAAGGCAGGTGCCACATACATCTCACCTTTTGTTGGTCGCTTGAATGATAATTCGTTTAGCGGTGTGGAACTTATTCGTGCTATCTCTGGGTTGTATGGTTCTCATGGTGTTCGCACTAAGATCCTTGCTGCCAGTTTGAGAGATGTCCATCATGTCTCTCGCTGCTTCCTCTATGGTGCCAGTGTATGTACGTTGCCACCTGCTGTGTTTGACAAAATGTATAACCATGTCTTGACTGATGCTGGTCTAGCAATTTTTGAAAAAGATTTTAAGGAGATCAATGGTTGAAGTTCCCTTTGCTGAATTTGAAAAAGACTTTGATGCATACATGGACCGCATTGAAGCAGGCGAAAGCTTTATAGTTCGTAAACCAGATGGAACTGCTGTCATGGCAGTCCCCGCTGATGAATACAAAGAACTAACCGATCAGGTTACTGATACTGACTGGGAAGATATGATGACAACACATGACGATGCTAGTTAAAACATTAGAATCTATTGCTAAGAATGAACTCTACATGGGGTACATCTTTGGCATCATGATCTTGGGTGGATTCATCCGTGATTATAGTGCTCTTG